GTATATTATTGCCATTTTACGCTAACTCTAATTCGTTTAACATTCCTTTTATTTCTGTTGTTATTCTCATTGTTTCAACTGCTCCGACCTCGTCAATTATCATTTGAATACGTTCGGGTGTTATAATACTACTAATTAATTCAACACCTCCGAAACGTTCACGTTTCCAACCCTCGTTCGCTATTTTCCTTGCTATTAAAAAGGCTAAACTTGAAAGCGTTATTGTTTGTAAAGCACTTGCAAAAACTCCTTTATCAATTATCCATTTCTTAATATCTGCAATAGGTGGAAAACCACCCGCTTTTCGACCAGTTTCAAGTTGTTGCGCATAATCATTACCTAATAATTTAGCGTTGTATCCTGTTGGCGTTTCAGAATAAATTGTTTCTAAACTATCAACAAACGCACCCGATGCCCTCATACCTTTGCTTTCGTACAATAAAGCGATATCGGTCTTGATTAGCTCCCACCCTTTTATTAGTTGTTGGTTAAGCATTTATTTTTACTGATATTATTTGCTATTTCTTTAACTTTTTCAATAGTTAAATTTAATCTTTTTTTGTTTTGCCATTTATCAATACATTTTTCAATTATTGACAATGATTTAATTTCTTTAGTTTTCATAATTATTTATTTTTACGCGTCATAACTCGTTAATGTTATTGTTCCAATAATTCCGTCAAAGTTAACATCTTGAACGTTGATAGTATCAACAAAACTCTCATTCGATATGTCAAATCCACCGCAACCGAAGTCTTTTACTATACCATTCCACAATTGTATTAATGGCTCAATATTGTTTGTAAACTTATTAACTATCGTTTGGTTAGTTTCATTCATATAAGGCATATCCAAAGTTGATGTAACACACAAACAAAAGTTAATCGTTGCTGAATATCCCGTTGCTTTACCAAAATTGTTTCTTGTAGGTCGCCTTTGTATCGGGTCACAAAAGAAATGTACTTTACCACTTTGTAAAATACTTGAATTACTAAATAGGTTTTTAATCTTTTTAGTTCCAACGATAAAAGGCATATCTTTATCAGTAAAATAGTTGTCTAAATATCTTTGTATGTCCATTACTTTTGTTTCATTTTTAATTCATTAAACTTATTTTGTACTTGGTTTTTTTTACTATGTAATACCAGTAAAGTTAAAATTTCGTTGTATGGTTTATGTTGCAAATCATAAGGATAAACCCCGTAAATTTCGCCTAATTGTACCAACGGCATTAAATCGCTAAATACGTTTAAACTATTACCTCCTGCTTGTTCCCATAAACCCGCATCAGCATCGATTGAATTTAATAATTTACTTTCTTTTTCTTGTGTATCTTTTAAGTATTTTATAATGAAATTCTTTGCACTAAAATACTCATCGATATTGCCACTCCAAAAAACACCCTTTTCAATATTAAAAGCGATACAAAACATATCACACATATCGTCTAACGTTTTGCCCGTATTAGCTAAATGAAATAGTTTTCTAACTTCTGCGTAAGTAATTTTATTATAATCTAACTTATTACCACAAAACAAATTCAAAGGCTTTAAAGCGTTTAAAAATATATCGTATTCAAACGTATCAAGTAATTTAGAATATTGTTTTATTGTTAGTTTATCCATTTGATACAAAGATATATAAAAATTAAATACGAATTGATGTTAAATAAGTTTTTTGCATTAAATTTCTATCAATACCATAAGCGGTTAAATCCACGTGTTCATCGTGTTTACCATTTGGGAAAATAGAAACTTGTTGTAAATAATTATCATTCCAATTGCCCTCAACTAAAAAAACACGCCCACCCTCAATATAAGGACTTACCGCCCTCGCCCTTTCAATCTTTGACATTTTAAGAAAATCTCCCGACAATTCCGCAACATTTAAACGAGTTTCTTTTTGTAGTAATTGTTTTAAACTTTTACCCGACGCTTTAGGTTCTATTAATACACTCGATATAATTAAACCCGATTGTTGTATGTGTTCCGTTACAAATTTTAATAGTTCGGGCATTTCTAAATATTTATCAATTGAACTATAAATATAAATATCATTATTAAATTTACCTTGTATCTGTAAACCCGTAGGGTCGTTTCGTGTGTCTTTAGTATAAGCACCATCGATAAACAACTCCCACCTAATACCTTGCGGTACTTCCGCTTTTTTAATAATATTAAACCAATTACGACGCCACTCTCCTCCCTCGTCAGGACTTGGTGTTTGCATATATTGACCAGCGAAAGTATATCGGTTAGCTTGTCTAATTTGCTCCAACTCTTCAAAGGTGTGTTTATCCGACCATAAAGGCTCGTTTAATTCATTCAACGCTGGTAAACATAAATGATGCCATTCCTCACCACTTCCACCATCTAAAAGAAAACCACTCATATCTTCCTCGTGTAATCGTTGCATAATTACGATAATAGGCGTATCTCTATCGTTTACCCTTGACCGAATTGTGTTATTATATCTTTCATTGACCGCATTACGTTTAACCTCGCTAAATGCGTCATCAGGCTTTAACGGGTCATCAATTATAATTGCACCGCTAAAAGTTTCACTATCTGTAACACCAGCACCAAACCCAGTAATCGCCCCACCTGATGCAGTTGCATAAACACCACCACCAAACTCGTTAAACCATTTAGATTTTGATTGTGCATCTTTTTTTAATTGCATTTTCCAAAGTGATTGAAACGCATCACTTTCAATGTATTCTTTTGTTTGACTTGAATTGTCAAGTGCTAATGAATCAGAATAAGATAAATGTATAAATTTACTCGACGGGTTTCTTGCTAAACACCACGCAATAAAACATTTTACCGCTAATTCTGTTTTACCATAACGAGGTGGTATATTTATTATTAACCGCTTTATCTTACCATTTACAACATCGGTTAAAGTATTTGCTATTTCAACAAAATGAGGCGCAACTATAAAATTACGCCTCGTGTTTTCTTTATAAATGTAGCGAGTGAAAAATAACAAATCATTTTCACATTTAACTTTTAATACCTTTTGATAGTTAGTAAGTTGTGTTAAGTTGCTCATTAATATCCTTAATCTCTTCTTTTGTTAAAATACCAGCATCAAAATTATGATTTTCAATCACTTCTTTTGGTTTGCCGAATAAATGTTCAGTTACTACTATTTTACCACGTTCAAATGTAAGTAAGTCTTTTATTAATGCTATCTTACCATCGTCATCATTATCGGTCTTATAAAAGTCGTTAACTGCTTTTTGTATAAGTTGATTCTTTTTAACTTCGTCTTGTATTGGTTTACGCCCCGCATTTTCTCTGTAACCTCCTCTTGTTTTCTTCTCTTCCATAATGAAAAAAGTTAGATTAATCAACAAAATTACAAAAATATTTTACAATAGCAAGTTTTTAACTAAATAATCTTTCGTACCAATATTTTTTTCTATAAATAATTGATACTTCTTGACCTCCAAAACTACTTTTATATTGTTTAACTTCGATTATTTTAAAGCCATTATTTTCTAATTCATTAAGTTTGTCCTTACTATTTAGTAAAATACAACTTGTTCTATTCCATTTTTCTTGCATCGGTGTTTTTTCCATAGTTATAATTTTTCGATTTCGTTTTTAATTAATTGTCTTTGTAGTCTATCAATTTTATTTTGATAATCTCGACTAATTATTCCAATAATAAACGCAAATGTCACGCAATAAACTATTGAAAAAATTGCAAAAGACAATAAAAATGCTTCTATTTGTTTTTTATCTTTTGTCATAACTTCACATTTATTTTAATTTTACCATTATCAAATTCAAACTCTTTTATTTCTAATTTTCGCATAAACTCAAATAAGCGTTCGTAATTAACGTTTTTTGATTTTCTATACTGAATTACTTGAGTTATAGAAACGTTTAAAATTTGCGCTAATTTGTAGTTATTCCGCTATTATTGTTTCAACTACTGAATTAGAAGAAATTAAATTCATATCGTTATCAAAAATCTTGACTGAAATATATTTAATTCTTTTAAGTTCTAATAATTCTTTACAAGTCATTTTATCTAACAAAG